AAAGTTTTCACTTGCTACACTATACCAGCTAGTCCCGTCAAAAAATTCAAGCTTCACAATTAATCCTGCTTAATATAGTTCTTATAAGTTGGTATTAAATCTTAAAGTTCCGGCTGTCGGTGTAGTCGGTCTTTGTACTGTAGTGCCGACAGGAATAGTTACTCCTGCATTACCCGGTAATACAGGGTTAGAACTAAGACTAACGGTTGCGACATTATTAGTAACTGTTACGGTAATTTGATTGGTCGTACCTAACACGGTATCTAGTCCGCTTTTTGCAAGTCTTGCAAAGGTAATGCTATCCGTCCCGACTGTTGCAACGCTTGAGGTAAGCATCCATGATGTTACGGCATTTACCGTGCCGCTAATTACGTCAATAGTCTTGCCTCTGACCATTTGAGATGGGGAATCAAAGTCGGTAGCTCTTGTTAATACCCAGTTTACCGTAGTCCCTCCTATATTAGTTACCGTATATATTCCGTTTTGCAAGGCAGCCGTCTGATCTTTAACTAGAACCCTGTTACCTGCAGCTAAAGTAACTCCATCAATAACAAGCGTGCTTTGCGTTCCTGAATTAGTCAAGGTTGCCCCCACACCTGATGTACCATTAGCGTAAGTAGCCGTTAAATTGGCTGTTGTTGCTACTAAAGTTGCAGGAACGCTACCTATAGTATTTAAAACCCAGTTTTCAGTAGCAAGGGTAAACCAGTTGCTGCCGTCAGTAACTTCTGGTTTTCCAGTAGATGTCGGTAATGGTGCTTTTATATTCTTGTCATTTAAGTTATCGGTCATTTTAAATATCCTATAATTAATTAATAAATTTTATCATAAAATCAAAGTGAAGTGTTAAACCTGATCATTCCAGGGATTAGGGTAGTCGGTCTTTGAGTATTATTACCTGAAGGCATAGTCATTGAGCCATTACCGGTAAATACCGGATTAGGTTTAAATGTGGTAACAATCGGATTACTTAATAATCCACTACCGGTTATATCTCCCTGCAGGGTTAATCCGGTATTTAAAAGGGTATTTAAGTAAGTTTGAGCTTGGGTAGCACTATTTGCTGCATTAGTTGCCGACCCACTTGCGCTGCTAGCAGAATGACTGGCATCAGAGGCACTCGAGGAAGCGTCAGACGCAGAACTTGATGCACTACCTGCTGAAATCCCGGCAGCAAGTGCTGAAGCAGCTGCTGCTCCAGCTGATAGTCCTGCATCTCCTGCTGAAGCACTAGCTTCACCGGCAGCGGCGGTGGCCTCTGCTGCTGCTACCGTAGCCTCGCCGGCCGATGCAGCGGCTTCACCCGCACTAGTTGCTGCCTCCTCGGCAGAAGTTGCGGCTTGTTCTGCGTACTGCTGGCATTGCTGCTCTATTTCTTCTAATTGCTGGATAGTTGCATAATCCTCACCGGCAATTGCAATAGCAAAAGCACCACCGGCAACAAGTTTGGTCATTCCTATCCCGAGTTCCTCTAATACCTGTGCCTCAGGTAAATTGACATTGGGAGTTTTTATGATGTAAGTAGCATCGGTTGGAGCAAGATTTAACTGGACTTCTACCGGTCTATTTGTGCTATCCCCCTGCCATACTCTTCCATCAGTTAAGGAGGGTAGATTCGCAATATTTATAGTTTGCCGTGCTTCCGGCACGTTATTTAAACCTCCCATCAATAGTTGATTTTCTAGGATGGTAGCAGCAACAACCGCTCCTGTTCCTGCGCTGCTCGTCTGCATCCAAGAGCCTGCTGGTAGGTTTGAGAGAAATTGTGAGCCAGGCATTAATGTTTGCAGTACTATATTACCTTTCCCAAGAATAAAATTAGCGCTAAAGAATCTGAAATTAATTAGGGCAATATCTCCTTCTACCACTAATAAGGCAGTAGATTCTTCCGGTCTATTGCTATGAGTCCCGTGCCAGATTTTACCTCCTGAAATAACAATCGGGTTAGTTGGATCAAGAGGATTGGGCACATTAATACTTGTAGTTCCTAAATTTGGTAGGTTATCAATAGTAATGGTTTGCTGTGCTGTTGCGATATTTGAGCTATTACCTATGAATAATTGACCTGAGGGGAGGGTAGTACTTAAATAATCTTCTCCGGGGACGGCAATTTGTATAACGCCATCTTTGTTTTTCATTAAGCCGTTATTTAGTTGATTTAAGGCTTGAGCGTTTGGAAGGTCAGAATTTGGTTGCTGCAAGATATATGTTGCATCCTTTGGTGCTGATCCTCCACCGGCATCTATAAATGATAGAACACCATTGCCATTTGTTGCCAGTACCTGCCCATCAGTTCCATCCTGCAGCGGTAATCTCCAGATGGTATTTTGAGTTAAATTACCAGCAATAAAACCTACATAATAATCATTAGAAGGATTACTCCACTTTAGCCTATTAGTAATAATATCTTCAGTATTAGTGATATTGGTAGAGTTAATGCCGTTTGCATATATTGTATAAAGCTCAGCAGTACCACCGGTAATAATAGGAGACAGAATACTTTCAAAACTGGCTTCTTTTGCATATAAATAATTAATTGGAGTAAGTCCTTCACCTCTATTAGCTAGTGCTAAGAAAGCTGCCTTTTCCCTATCAAAACCCGGATTAAAATTATTAGCCATTACTTTAGAACTTAATTTGGTGCAATGATTCTAAACGTTCTTGTGCGTCTATGTTACTAACACTCTGACCGGCAAAATCAGGTAACACAGGAGGTATATCATCACTTGTAAAGTTGATATTTTCTAAAATAGCAGGAGAACTATTACCAGTTGCATCAGGGCCTTGCGGGGTCTCTATCCCAAACGGGCGAGGATTTTGTACGGCTTTTGGATCACCTTTTATTTGTGGTGGCCTATTCTGCTCGTTTGGTTCATCAACAAAAGGACGTCCTACTATTGCTCCTGTCCAGACTAACTGATTACCCCTCCATTCATATTGCTTAACCAGATCAGACCTGCTAAAAGGAAACCCTGAATAATCACAAGTTCCAATAGGTTCAATTACGTCCTTTCTAACGTAATCTCCCATTTGGGTATTTACAGGAGTGTTCTTTAAACTAGTCACTATATACCTCCAGCTTAAGCGGGACTTCCGTCGTATTATTAATTACTGCCGGACTCAGCGTTTCCTGATACCTCATTTTTAAACTTTCTTCTTTTTCAGGGGCATATTGTGCTGCTAGCATGCTGGCTAACCCATATATTAGAGGAGTATAAAAATATGCCGGAATATCAATGCCTTGCGTGTAATTCTCTAACGTTTCTATACTACTTTGACCGCTATACATTATTAAATTATACATGAGAGCGGGAGTCTGCCATATATAGAGAGATGGAGTCCTCTGGTAATCAACATAATAAATGGTAGGTCTACCGATTTGCGATTTATTGGGATAGGTGAGATATTCATATCTGGATACCTCGCTCATGGTATTATCCTGTAACTGGTTGTTAAAATATAGCTCGGTAATATTAAGAGTAGCTCCTCCTGTTTCCTGTATCTGATAATAGGGGCACAAAGCTAAATTATCTTCCAGCAGAAACCACTGCGTAATACCTTTTTTATATAAGGTTTTAGGAATAGCCTTAACATAATAAATCGTCTGGTAATCGCTGCTCTGGCCGGAAAATGTTAAGCTATACTCCCTATCTACATTTGATTGTACACCTAGAATTTTGATTACTTGGGGAGTAGAATAAGCATAACCTATCAAGCCGTTTACTTGGTCTTGAGTACAAGCAGTATTAGGATTACCATCAAACGCATAAGCTGCTACTCCTCCATAGCCTCCGTTATTCGGTACTCCACCAAAATTCTGTCTTACGTTACTTCTTAAAAATACCTGAAATACTTTAGTAATGTTGCTCGGCAAAGGATAAGATGCTTGCCCTGGAGTTAAAAAAACAGGATTTAATTTTAGTGTCCATAAGTTAACATTGGAGTTAGTCCAATCGCTTAAGATAAAATTGATAATATTAAGTGCTGAATTATATTGTTCGGCAGTTACCATGCTCAGAGGCATGCTGATTAACTCATAAGCCTTTCTGATAATCAGCTCTGCTTTTATATTACTAAAGCTATAACTTCCACTAGTTGCCGGCATTTTACTTACCTTTATTTTACTTATGAAATCCTTCTAAAGTCTCTGCAAGATTAGCCTCTTTTTTTATTAAATAATTTTTAGAATGTTCTGCTCGTTCTAATTTTGTCTCTGGTATTTTTTTATCTTGCGGAACATGTAAAGCCTTATGGAGGCCTCCTTTATGTTTTATAGCAGTATTAATCCAATCTTTTTTACCACGCATAATATGAATCCTTTTATAGTTGCAAGAATTGGCATTTTAGAACCGAACCATTATTATTAGGGCCAATTTTAATGAGTAAATTGGAAGCTAAAGAATTATACTGTATTAATGCAGATGCCGTAGCAGCAGCTGCCGGAGCTGCAAAATTACCGTTAGCGGCAGACGTTAGATCATCGTATTTGCCCATGCCTAAGTTATTTTTTAGTGATAAAAATACCTGATAAGTAGCAGGATTAGCCGCTGCTGCTACCATATTTAAAGCATAGCTTATAGAAGAAGTATTAATCTTAGCGGTATTTAATAGGATCATTGGGAAATATCCAAGTGCTGCAACGCCGACTTGAACTGTAGAAACGCTAGTGGTGTTTGGAATTATCTGCAGTAATGTATCAAAGCAGTTGACGCTTGTAACTGTATTTGCATTTGGCCCAGCTAAAGTTTCGCTAATAAAAACCCCATTCTGATAACCGGTAATAAGAAAATTAATACCAGAAAGATTAGCCGCTGAATTAAGCGTAACTCTTGGAACAATACCAAAATCCTCAACAAAGTTAACTATTCTTGTGATTTTGTTAACATAAGAACCATTTAACAGCAGCGGAGTATTTGCAGTTAGTCCTTGAAAGAGTGATATTCCATTTGCTACGGGAGCAGGACAATTGTATTCATAAAATTGAGACATAATTTCTCCTTTTATTTATATTGCAGGAAGCACTAGCTAATTTAGTTAGTGCCTCTTTCTTTAAACAGATTCTTAAAGCTTATTTATAAAGTTTTAAGCTGTTGATCCTTGTGCGCCGATTACCCCAAGAGGAGTAAACATGCCAAAAGAATAACGACCTGATGCAAGCACTGACATGGTTTCAGTTACAGGATCGGTTGTAACATTTACTTTAAGCGGACGTCTTACAAAATGCTTACGAGTTCCCTTAACGTTAGTTAATCCAAACCAGTTGCTAGGATTTGTTAAGAAATGGCTTACTTCATAACCTTGCGGAATAGCTTTCATGTTATAAAGCGCATTTATGTCGTTATTAGCCGTTCCTGTTCTAAATACAGATTCAAGTAGCCTGCAACCTGAGAACATTAAGTCTTGAGGTAGTAGTAATCTCTCAATTTGGGCATTAATTAGCAATCCTGCCTGATCTTTCATTTTACCCGCTAGTATTACTGCTTGCTCAACACCCGCCTCACTAAAGTCGACATTAACATTAACGCCGTTATATGCCCCGACGCGGTTAGAATAAACACCGCCGTCATAAGGTTGGGTAAAAGAGCAAAGAGGTTGTCCGTTAGCCAAAGTAGCTGCTGTATTAAATGCTTGGTTAAAAGGATTCATTGCTACTACTTCTCTGGTTTGTTCATAAGAAGTAGTAAGCGATTTAGTACCATTAAAGAACTGATCGGCGTAAAGATCATCTTCCATGGCAATATTAGTAATCTGAAACCCAAGGGCAAATTCCCGATGGACAAATTCATAAACAAACCGCTCAGCCATGCTATCCATTTTAATAGGAGCACCTTGAGTTTTCTCAAGAGCGTAACCTGTTCCTCTAATATCAACCATCCTTTCGGTATGTTTGACAGAATTAGCCTGTTCATAGATTTTGGTATATTCCCCCTTAAACCGATCATACTGAGACTTTACCTCATACAGACCCGGCCAAAGCAGACTTGGAATATCACCGGTTGTTATAATAGACATAATTATTTACCTTTATTTTTAGTTTTACTTTTCTTTACTGATCCTGCCTTAACAGGTGTTTTCTTCTTCTCTTTCGGTAGATATAATCCTTCCTTTAAAAGAGACGGCATATTGCCTGTTGTAGTTATAGACATATCTTCTCCTCCTACGATAGATCAGGACCAATTACACCGACTGAGCCGTAAACATGCTTATTAAACTTAACTAGTAGGTTAGTAAACGGCATATTTACCCCAGGGACTAATCCTGTAGGATTTGCGTTGCCTGTAATGACTGGATCAATACCGATAATTTTTACGTCAAGAGTATTGGTATTTGCAATGCTCGAGCCGTCAAGATAGTAAGCAGAGCCGTATATATTACTACCGCTGCGTGGATTCTCACTCGAGGTGTTATTGGTAATCGTTTTTCCTGCTATATTTAGGTTAGCATTTAAGCCGTTTTGGGTATTTAGATAGATAGTCTTAACAACATCTGCTGCTACTGACACTGATACTTGAACTCTAAATACTGCCATAGGGTCATCATTAACAAAGGCAATGATTTTTGTATCCTTTTTAACTTGCCTGCCTCCTGGCCAATAATCAGAGTTTACTTGATAACCGCTCTGGGCATCGATAAATAGACAACCCATAAATACACCGACAAAAGATGCCCCATCTTGAGCCGCAGCAGTTGATAACGTATCAGCTGCAGTAATAGCTACTTTTTGTGGTACTATAGTTCCTGCTTGTGCTTTATAATCCATTGCGCCACTATTTGGTGTACCCTTGTCTACCCACTTTACGGGGTCACCCTTGAATATACTTTGAGCCTGCGCGGTTAAACCATCAGCGGATGCATAAATAAAGTATTGACCTAGTTTTTGTGTTCCGCCGTTTCCTATTTGAGACTGAACCACTTCCAAACCATAAGGTCTATTAATGCCATTAGACATAATTTCCTCATATATTGTTAATTATTAAAAAACGTAAATATTTTAAATTTAAAAAAAGATAAGCTAATTCAAGCTTTTAAAGACCTTTTAACGTCTAGTTATGACGATAAACTTTGAT